CATGTGGTCTGGCATAAAAATCTATCGTTGTTGAAGATAAAAGATTCGCAAAGTTGAATGCTGCATTTGCATGTATAAAGGTATTATTTGAAAAATCATATGCAGCATTAGCCGTATCCCATGCGCCTTGCCCTGTTCCTAAATCTACAGAGTTTGCTTTAGCGTAAGCTGCAAGAGCAATAATGGTTGATAAATTGGCTTGTAAATATGAAGAATTTGCAAAAGCAAAATTTAAATTTGCATTAGCAAAAGCTGCATTTGCCTGCGTTCTTGCAAAAATGTCAGTCGCACCTAATGAGATAGTATTTGCAAAAGCAAATGCTGCGTTTGCTCTATCAAAAGAAGAATTGGCATATGAGCCAACTACATTTGCGACATTATTTGATGATTGAAATGCTGCGTTAGCTCTATCAAAAGCAGACTGGTTGAACGATGGATTTAATGCGTTTGCCGTTGCAAAAGCAGCATTCGCATGTAAATATGCCGAATTTGCATGTTGACTTGGTGTATTCGCTTGAACATAGGCAGCGTTTGCATGAGAATATGCCGTATTAGCGTGATTATTTGCTGTATTAGCAAAATTAAACCCTGCGTTTGCATGTCCATATGCAGACGTTATTGCTAAACCATTTTGTATAGCTATAGCATAAGACGTATTTGAAAGATCAAATGCTGAATTGGCGTATGATGATGCTGAACCTGATCCAAGATTCGCAAAGTTAGTTCCATCATTTGTAAATGTCCAACTACCTAAACTTTCGTTCCAAATTATAGAAACATTAGGAGAAGCACCTCTTTCAACTTCTATACCAGCATTTTCTGTTGGTGTTGTAGATTGTCCTAAATCAGCATTTAAAGTGATAATGTTATCACCAATATTCAGGTGATTTGTAGCAATGTAACTTACATTTCCTGCAACTGTCAAATTACCAGTAACAAATAGGTTGCCCGTTACAGTACCGCCTGTTAAACTTAGCTTTGTATTCGCAGCATTAAAAGCAGCATTAGCTTGTCTATATGCTAAAGTTGTGGAAGCATTGGTTGATACGGAAAGGTTTTCCGCATTTACGGCAACACCTTGAAACGCAGTTACAATTATATTTAAAGCGTTGACAGTTTCATATACAGCATTAGAAATAGCTATCGTGGAATTTGCAACATTAAACGCCGAATTAACCGATGTTGAAATATAACTAGCTAAATTAAATGCTGCATTTGCAGTGTTCGCTGTGTATAAGTCAGTATTAGCAGCCGCAAAAGCTGCGTTAGCATGTCTATAAGATGCTAAAGAACTAACTATAGCAAGATTAGCTATTTCAAAACTAGAATTAGCATATGAAGAAGCAACAACTACATTGTTAGCAGTATTAAATGCCGCATTTGCATGATTAAACGCAGTTTGATTAAAAGACGGTGTTGAACTGTTTGCGGCATCGAAAGCAGCTTGTGCTAATACATTTGCAAGATTTGCTTTTTGAAAAGCTGAATTAAGTTGCTCTTGAGATGCTACTGATATAGATAAATTAGAAACCTGTGTTAACCTACCGGCATCATCTACAGTTATGACAGGAATTGTAGATGAGTTACCATAAGTTCCTGGGTTAACGCCAGTCGGTTCAATTGCAACTTGAATAGTAACCGTATTGCCAAAATTTGTTATGGCGTTTCCAGTCAAATCACCAGTCACAGATATTTCTACTGGATTAAAAATTGTGTTTGCTGAATCGGCTATACCTTGAAGATTACCTACAAATCCTGGTGTAGATGTCGATGTAGAAAAGAATACTAAACTGACTATTTCACCGTTTGGTGTTCTTTCTACTAAAGTTGAATTGGAAGTTGTATTACTTCTTCGGTCTACTATATTGGAATAATATCTACCACCAATTATCTCATAAGAACCTCCTTCAGTTCCTATAAAAAGATTACCAGAAGGGAACGAATAGGCTAATTCGCCAGCTAAAAGAGAATTTGCGGTTGGTGTAGTATTCGCTGTAGAATACTTCGTTACAATTGCTGTTGACACTTAGAAGCTTCCACCATTAATTACTGGAATTTCTTTCATAACAAATTTATTGGAACCGGCTTCATATGTCAAAACATATCCGTCTTGTGATCCCTGAGTTTCTACATTGTTTAATTGAGAGAGACTTAGGTTTGCAGTTCTAGCTACGGTGACTGAAGATATGGTTGTTTTTTGGGGTTTTACGTTTACATTTATTGGCATTTTTATCTCGTAACGTTAGGAAGGACAGTAATCACACCTTCAAAAATCCTAGTCACCTCACCTGCACCATCATCTATTTCTACATCATAAACGTATCGTCCTGGGGTTAAATTTGCGGTGTTTGCTGCCGACATAATCATGGTAATTTCTCCAGTATTGGGAGTCGTCACCTGAACATTGAAATCGTATTTTGTTGAGGAGTAGTAAGATTTTCTCATCTGCGACCTGGCGGAATAACCATATAAGTTCTGTCCTGCCCCGGTACCATCATTTACGGTGATGACGGTGTTAAAAGTCGCACCCTGGTCTATAGTAAGTTCTACAAATTCAGCCACATTAAACTCCTCTCTTAATGTGGTATTTAGTCAAACCAATATCTTTATTGTACCGAAAAACTACTTCCACAACCACAGGTAGTTTGAGCATTGGGATTTTTTATAGTAAAAGCTGCACCCATTAAATCCTCCGCATAATCTATGGTTGCTCCCTGGAGATATTGAAAACTTATACTATCGACCAGTAAGGTGAAATCGTTAAAAGGAAGTTGAAAATCTTCTTCTTCTGGCTTTTCCTCCAAATCAAATCCGTACTGCATACCACTACACCCTCCACCTTCAACGAAAACTCTTAAAAATTTCTCATCCTCATCTTCTAAATACTCTTGTATTTTTTGTTTGGCCATTTCAGTTACATCAATCATAGAATCCTCCGTTTTTAATTTATACTATATTTATTTCAAATAAAATGATAAAAAAACCAGTTTTAATGATACATGAAGTTTTTGATGATATTTTTAAATTAGATTTGCAAAATTATTTGTTGACTTTTGACGATGCATTATACAGTCAGTTTTATCATTATTCTAAAATTTCTAAAATACAAACAAATAAAATTTTTTTTGTTTCTACAAACATACTTTCAGAGTCTAGACAATCAAATAATTTTGTTTCATGCACAGAGGCGCATAAAAAAGCTTTTGATGGAAATAAAGAAGATTATATGAATATTGAACAAATAAAATTTTTAATGAACGAACATGATGTTGAGATTGGAGCTCATTCACATAATCACAGAAGATTAAGTAAATTTAAATCACTAAAAGATAAAATTGACCACATAAAAAAAGACACAGAACTAATGTTGGATTGGTTCAAACAAAATTTAAATTATACACCCAAAAAATTTTGTTTTCCTTACAATGAAGATTTGGACGGTATTTATAAATTACTCTTGAAAAAATACGGTTTTGAACAGTTTTATGGTAATGAAAGGTTAGACATCAATCATCTTTTGGAAAACACAAGTTTAAATGATTCAGCATAATTAAATCCAACTTGCCTACCTCTATTTTTTGCGAGAATTTCCACAGCACCTAAGCTCCTAGAATCAGGAAAACTATAAATTTCTGTATCATATAGACTTACAATTTGTCTTTTTATGTCCATGTAATCTTCAACGTCCTCGTAAACACTAGGAACAAAACTTGGACTAAATTGATGGAACGACCAATCTGTACTCGATGGAATCTCATACATATATAATTCTTCAACTACAGATCCTATCTTAGGCCTACAAGCAGAAAGTGTTGCTTCAGCTGTTATTCTATGATCTTTATGAACATCCGAAATATTATTAGTATAAACTATACTTGGTTTTACATACGAAATAGTTTCTTCAATATTTTTTAAAGCTACATGATAATCTAGGTATAAATCACTAGAATCAAAAATTTCATATTCTACCTCCAATATTTCACAAGACTTTTTGAAACTGATTTGCCTAGTATATTCTACCTCTTCTGATCCTGGTCTATTACCTTTACATAAACTAATTAAATGTACATTATTATTTTTTGATAATTTAGCTATTGTTCCTCCGGGACCAAAAGCTTCGTCATCGGGATGAGACAAAATGAACAATATATTCATAAACAATCGTTAATAATATCTTCTATAGATTTTTTAGGTCTGTAATTTATAAACGATTTTATTTTAGTCAAATCTGGACATCTATATTTTATATCGGAGTGGTGTTTAGAAAATTCTTTTTCGTAAGGTGTTAGATCAATTTTTGAATTGGAATTACTTATAGTAATAACTTTTTCAGCTAATTCTTTAATGGTGATAGGAACATCATTACCAACATTAAAAATTTCCCCGTTAAATTTTTCTAGTTCCAGTAAACATTCTACAGCATCTTCAACATGACAAAAAGTCCTAATTTGACTTCCATCTCCATGTACAATTAAATTTTCATCGCTTTTTGCTGCGTTAATAAACCTAGGAAGTACCATACCATAATCCGGTAGTTGACCTGGTCCTACTACATTAAAAAATCTTATTATAATATATGGAAAACTACTAGAGGTAATCATAAATTCTGTAATCAACTTTGCAGTTGCATAAGCCCATCTTAATTTTGTTGGAGGACCTATGGTCAAATGATTATCTTCGGAGAAAGGACCATCACCATAAACTTCACTTGTACTGGTAAAAATTACTTTTTTATTATATTTTCTGAAAAGTGGAATAAGTTTATTCATTAGTCCAATGTTATTGTCTAATGTCAATTGAGGATTTTTATCGTTATAAGAAACACCAACAGAACCAGCTAGAAAATATATTATATCATGATCTTTAATCAAATCTTCTACATCTAGATTTTTTATATCACCATGTATAAAATTCACATCATAATCAGGTTTTTTGGAAGTTGTTAATGAATCAACAATTGTAACCGTTTCGCCTCGACTAATAAGTTTTTTTGAAAGGTATGTACCAACAAAACCTGCACCACCAAGAATAAGATATTTCATAAATTAAAATAATAAATGTTAAATGTATCTAATGACTAAACTATTTTCAAAATCATCACAAATTAAAGATGCAAGTTTTTTTACAAATTTATATTCTTCTTGAGTTAATTCTGAAAAAGGATAAAAAATATGTTTATCGGAGTAAGGAATTTTACCTTCTTTTGTATCCATCCAAACCCCTATTTGTCCTTTAGGATTAGGATTATATATCCAACTCAATAAATCTAAGAAATAAAGTTCACCATCTTTACCAATATAAAGATACTCCGACATATCATTTAAAAGTGGATTCCAATCTGAGTCGAATCTAGTTTTAGCTTTATTTAATATTTGTCTATCAATGTTGTTGATATTCACATAATATTCACTTGAGGGATCCAAAAAATTATCATCGGCCATAGGATTTTCAAATTCATAAAAGTGGGGACTTTCTGATAAAAAAACTGGCATTCCAGCAGGATTCGAATTAATAATTAACTCTATATTATCAAGTGTATTTTCATATCTCATTTTTACCAAGTCATAGCCCAAATATTCTTTAAGAAAATTTAAATTTTCTTTTTCGGATTCATTCTCTTCAATAAATTGTAAAAGGTTTTCTCTATCAGATTGAAGAGATTGTTCAATAATTGGTTTATAATAATAAAGCTTTCCGTCTTGACAAAAGAAACTTACATTATAAGCAAAACCCCATTTAGTCGTTGGTTTTATGTAAGTATCAAACTCAGCCTCAAAATGCATAATTATATTATCTATAAATTCATTTTGAGTAAAACGGTTTTCGTCATCTGGTCTTTCGACACTTGAAGGAAGTATGGAAATATTCTCTAAATTCTCTTCAGTCATTTTAATTCCTTTTTGTTGTAAATAAAAATTTCTGTTTCATTAATGGGGTAATCTGTTTTAAGTAAATTAGTTACTTTATATAAATCATTTTTACTCTCAATATAAAGTCTGTTTATACAATTTTTTAAATTATAAAAATATACAAAAAACGGTAAATTCTTCTTTTTTTCTAAATGTTTAAAATCAATCAATTTTATATCATCAACAGTTCGCACCAAATTAAATGCCATACTATTATAAAATGGAGTAATTTTAATGTCAAGAATTTTTTCTTTTAAATTATAAAATTCTTTAATATTTAGATCAGTTACCAAATCACCCTCAACATATTCATAAACGAAAAATTTATCATTATTGTCTAAAAGTTTAGGTAATAAATTACCGTTATATTTTTCCAAAAAAGGTTCAGGATCGAAAGGTTCAAATTCTTTTTTTAAACTGCAATAATAAGGATTTAAATCTGTGGTATAGGTTTCGGCATTACTATTTACAAATCTTAAAGACTCCTTATGTACATATTTTTTATTACCTAGTATAAAAAAATAAAAAAATATTTTTCTAGTAAAAGGAGTATGGTGTATACCATAAACATCAAATAAATCTTTTTTTGCTTGTTTGATTAGTCTTACCTTAGAATTAATAATATATGTATTCATCATCTCTTACTAAGTCTAAAGTGGAACAATGTATCCCACCAGCAAAAATTTCACCATTTTCCAAAGAGACCTCAACAATATTAAAACCATTTTTTTCTAAAATGTCTTTAACGCCAATTGCTCGTCTATTAACCAACACGGTATTTTCATCGATACTCAAAACATTCACGTCCATTCCTCTACTGGAGGCCAAACGAATATCAATATTCGTCATTCCTCGAACGTCAATATTTTGTGTTAAATCTTTAGGATAAAGATACTTCCAATTTTTAAATTTTTTAGGTAATAAGTCTCTGATATTCGAATATAATGGATTAACAAGAAATACACCAGGTTTTAGACATATTAGGCACCCATCTATGTGGTTGTCTGCGACATGAAGAATATGAAAATCTGTGTTAGGAAAAAGACTTTTTACCCATAAGAAACCGAGATATTGATTATAACTATTAATATTAACTATACAGTCTCTACCTATTCTTAGAAATTGAGCTCCATCAATCGCCATCACGAAATTTTTCGGTATATTTTTATAATCCCTAGTATCACCCCAATGTCCTAAATCTACAGTTTTCTCAGTTAATTCTATATGAGGAGCTTTAATCCATTGCCCTCCTAATCCATTATTCCAAATACTATTATATGTATCATACAACAAGGTGTTTTCGTAATATCTATTTTGAACGAAAGTTGGAGTTTCTATTATTTTATTCTGATATACTAACGTTAAATCTCTAACGTTACTAGCACTACTCATTTCACTTTTAAAAGAAGGTGTAGAAAAAGATATTATCTTGTCTAAAGTTTTAGGACGATGAACAAGAATATTTAATTTAGAAAGAACGTTTGCTAAATTATTTAACTCTTCATTTCTTTGATCTATGAGATTCATACTAACGTGATAATCTTCGAACGGAGACTCGTAAATTTTTTCGTCTAAAGCTTCTCTATAAAACTGTTTAAATGTAATGTCACTGATGCGTTTGGTTAATTTTAACTCTCTACCGACGACGACTTCTTTTAATTTACCAAAACTTGTATTAGAATTAATCACGTAACTTCCTCATTCTATTAAAGTATTCTACTTTTTCTCTAACTTTGTCATAAACAGGATCATGTATGAGATGTTCATGCCAAAAATATACACTTTTAAGTTCTTCATCTGTAAACTCCTTAACTGGAGTATACCACTCACCTATTTGATATTTTTGTATTGGTTGCACTGGCCAGAGTTTGTTGTTATAGATTTTGTCCATGACATATTCTTCTAAGTAATAGTCTCCACTAACCGCACGAACTTTCTCCCATTCAGGATCATGACTATTCATTGTGTCAGTTAATACGTCGAAGAAAAATTTATAAAATCCACTACTACGTCTACTAATAGTAAATCCGGTATCAAAAGGATTTGCCCATCCCTCTTTAACAGTACGTTGTTGTGATGTACAATAGTCGTCATATTGCCCACATATTAATTTTTCATTATTAACCAATTCTTCAGGTAGAGGTTTGATCAAGTTCATGTCTAAATCAATTTTGATTAACACATCTTCGGTAAGTCTTTGTTCTAATAGCATACCCACTAAAGGAACATTTAAGAAGCCACTGATGAATGTTTCTGTGATAGGCTGATACTCCTCTATGTAAGTTACATTTAAGTCTTTAAATCGCTCTTTTGTTTTGTCAGTTACAACATTGTGTGTAGGACAAAAAGTATAGATAGCGCAGTCCTTTAACCATCCGCCATTCTTACGCCAGTTTTCGAAACATAATATGGCTTCACTTTCGAACAACCTTTTAACATTAATGATTCCTTTTTCCTCATTTAAATTATTGGAATCACCTTCAATCGCGGTAATTAATGCATATTTCACATGAAATCCTTAAATATAGGAAAAGATTTTAAATTTGGATAGTCTTTATAAGAGCCCAAATTATAAGTATTGGTTAACTGATTCATTAGTAGTATACCTTTAACAGCTTCATCTGGACTCATGTACATGTGATAACCCATAATAATATCATTTGGATTTTCCTTAGAAACAGGAATACTACTATCTCTACCATCATGTCTCATACGTTTTAGTTTTTTGTACATATTCTCATCATCTAGAAGTATAGCACCTCCTTTTCCTATAGGAAGTCTTTTCTTTTGTTGAAAGCTCAAACACTGTATTTGTCCAGAAACATACATATCTTTTTCAAATCCAACAGCATAATCATAAACACATGTTTTTCCTATTCTATAACTACCTTTCCATTTTTTATCTTCGAAAATTATTTTGTAACCTAAATTCAAAAGAGTCATAGGGACACTTATATAAGTTTGAGATGGTATTGACAAAACTACACTCTTATCATTAAAATATTCCAAAGATAATAATATGGCATTTGTGCATTTATCGACAGCTACAGCAAAAGGTGCTCCTGTATACTCACATAATTTTTGTTCAAACAACTCTACAAAATCGTTGTTGTTGCTATAATTTTTTTCAATTTTTTCAAACATATTCTTTTCCTATTCAATTCATTCTTTATCTTTCTAAGATTAACACTCATATCAATATGTTTCCAATTTACTCTTTTAATTAATTGTATTTCAGTATCTTCTAATTTTTCATAATCATATACCAATTGTTCTTTTATTTTTTCTCCTGGTCTTAAACCGATTATTACATAAGGATAGTTTTTTGGTATCAAATCAACGATGTTATTTTCTTCACCCATGTCTAATATGTAGGTTGAGTCTGTTTGTTCGAAGTCTATAACAGAAAGTATTAAATTACCAGCATCCTGAACTGTCATAAAGTGTCGCCTCATTTTAATATCAGTAATAGTAATTGGCAAGTTATTTTGTAATTGCCAGTTCATGGTTTCAATAAACGATCCCGAAGAATTATAAATGTTGCCAAACCTAACAATTTTAAACTTATTTTTATATTTTTTAGAATAATGTTGTACGATCCTTTCACACCATAATTTAGTATATCCCATATTGTTAATAGGATTTACAGCTTTATCACTTGAAATGTGTATCATGCTTTTAACTTTTTTGGCTTTTTTACATAAATTAATAGTACACAATATATTGTTTTTTATGACAGAATATGAGTTGTTTTCATCTTCCAAAGTATCGACATGTTTATAGGCAGCAGCATTAAAAATATAATCAATTTTATATTTCTTAAAAATCATATCTACAATTTTCTTATCACTTACATCACCAACTATACAGTGAACATTTTTATGCGACAATGATCTTTGTAATTTATATATTGAATATTCACTAATATCTATTGCTATGATAGTCTTAGCCTGTATTTTATTCACAAGTTCACTACCTATAGTTCCTCCAGCTCCAGTAATTAAAATAACGGAATTTTCAAAATTATTGCTATTTTCAATTATTAATTTATTTTTCATCACAAACTCAACTTGTTATTTTTATATTCTTCCAAAAAGATATCAAAAAAGTTTTTTATGTATTTTCTTGAACCATGTACATTCAATTTTATTTTTTTGTCTAATGATAGTATTTGGCCATCGTCATCCACTAAAGTGCTAGGTAATACAAAAACTTCTAATTTAGAAAGATCATATTTTCCTCTTTCCCAAATAGTTCTAAATTTATTACTATACTCAGTCGCTTGAATTATGTTCATATGTTCATTTTCCCAACATAGTCTTTTAAAAAATCCAGTGTTACTATCTTTTCTTAAAGCATCCAAAACGGGTTTTAATTGAGGATCATCCTCATTCATTTTTTTATAACCATATTTTTCATAGTTAAACGACAATCTAGATTGCTTAGTCTCTACTTCCAACTGTCCCATACCTATATCTAAAACACTTGGAGCAATAGTTTGATCTATCCAATTATTTTTTACCCATTGATAGGTCTCTTCCAAAGATTCTATAGTTTCATGGGGTAATCCCATAATTAATCCCATTTCAAGCCTATGATTGCTATTTTTATAGAAATTTTTAATTTCAATCAGTCCTTCTTTTACTTTATCCGGATGCATTCCTTTTCCAACAACTTTAGCACTTTTATAATTAAATGTTTCTATACCATAAAAGTGGGCTAAAAATCCCATTCTAAGTAATTCTTCTCTATCTTTTTTTCTACTTATCAATAAGTCTGCTCTAATAAATCCAGTAAAAAATGGTTTCCATGGTAAGGATTCCACAACATCCGCATATTTTGTAATTTTTTCCGTATAGTCATTAAATGTTTCATCACTAACCATATAATTTTCTATACCATAATCATAATAGGATCTTAACATTTGTTCTCTTACTTCATCTGAATCTCTAGTATGATCCTCCTTTACTCCCAAAACTGGAAAATTACAGAATAAACATTGAAATCTACAACCTCTAGAAAACTCTATTACTCCCCATTCACCAGGTTTTATAAAATCTCTTTTTTCGTAAAGTGTAGTGGGTTGTTTTATTGGAAAAGCTGGATAAGAATGTATAGCATTTATAACTTTAGTTTTTCGAGACATCAAAAAATCAAATTTTGGTTTTTCTCCATTACTAAAAAGGTATTTCAACAAAGAATCTAAAGCATATTCTCCATAACCATAAACATGGTAGTCAACAAAACTCAAATCTTCTAATTGTGATTGTGCTCCAGAAATTAATACTATATGAGGATATTTTTCTTTTAACCACAGACAAATTTTTTCTATAAAAATTTGAATTGGTAATTCATTGAAAATATAAGAAAATCCTATGAATTTTATTTCTGAAGGATTTCTAGAAATAATTAATTGTTGTATCTCTTCCATTTTCCAAAAAAAAGAGTAATCAATTACTTCACAATCCCATCCTTGCTGTCTAATATGATTAGCTATTCTATGTGGTCCCGATGATCTGTAAAATGTTTTATCGTTAACAGAAAATAATAAACTTTTAAATTTCATATAATATATCTTAAATCCTTTTTGTTGCACAATTCTATTACAGACCTATCGCAATATTTACAGACTTCATACTGCATATTCAGAATCTTTTCATAGTCTCCATCCCAAGGTTTTCCACCACTAGATTCTAGAAACAGGTAACAGGGGTAAATTTTACCATCAATATCCACTTGCTGACTTTTATTTTCCCAACTCATACAGTAAGCTTTACCTTTTACGGGGCTAGCATATTTAGCTCGAGCAAATTTATCCATATGTTGATAATCTAAAAGTTTTTTACTGTGCGGCTTTAGTTTATCTAAATTAATTTTATTTTTATAATTACTTTCTTCTTTTAGTAAAAAAGTTTCAGTCCAATAAATATTACTAAAGACTGAAACCATATCTTTAAATTTTTGGCTGTCAAAATCATCACTATTATAATTAAATCTTATACATTGAGCATAATCATTTTTTTTATTACTTCTAAAAGCTTCAGCGTTTTTTAAAATATTGATTAATTTAGTATTTTTTCTGTAAATTTCATGTAACTCTTGAGTTGATCCACAAATTGTAAAATATACTCTATCTCTTTCATCCATTAATAATGAAAGTTGTTTCCACCATTCAACATCATTAGTATCTCCATTGGTGCATATTTCTATATTAACATTTCTATTTTTAAAATATTCGATCAACTCAAAAAAGTTTTTATATAAAGTTGGTTCTGATATTGTTCCAACCAATCGAACCCATTCCAAATCTTTAAAACTGTTCATCTGAGAAATTATATCTTCAATAGGCCTAATTTTGTTTACTGGATAATGATCTTTATAATTTACATAGTTTCTATAACATAAACCACAACTGGCATTACATAAAGTAGTCAGTTCCAATTCAACATCAATAACTTTAGGTAAAGATAACATTTATTTACCTAATAAAAAAATATCTTTTACGGTTAAATCCGGAATCTCATGTGCATCTAAAACGGACAATATTGATTTAATTGCAGTTTTTTTATATTCGTATTTTGGTAAATCATTTTGAAGTAATCCTGCCATATTGTTATAGTGATATATGACTGTATTTTCACTACAGCGTAATGTCTGGTCATTATCTATGTTAGCTTCTATAAAAGATAAAGCATTGTTACCATAAAACTCTCTGATGTCGATAAACAGTTCTGGATTTTTAGTATACATAATCATCGAAGCCATTTCTTCACAATTTGATTCTAACCATTTCATCTCAAGGCCATCACTGTTAAATTTATCGTAGTAGTTTTCATGTACGATATCCAATAATATGTAAGTTAATTTTTTCCATTCTTTCCAAAATTTATTTTTAGTTTTTCCGTATATGAACCAACTACTAACATATTTTTTAACACTTTCGACACGATACATTTCTGGCAAATAATCTTTATAGTAAGAATATAATCCATTTGGATCAAATTCTTTCCAATATTTTGAATCTGTGTCATATAGTGTTAATACTATTTTATCAGTAGATTTGAAGAAATCAGAATCAATATTTTGCAAAAATAATACATCTAAATCTAGCCAACACATATATTCGGTCTTTAGATTTTCACTGAACCACTCCGCAGTTACACACTTATTAGTGTAATTCACCTCAGTATTTTTTTGTTTATTACTTAAATCACCAATTTTAGTATAAGTAGCTCCATAAGAAACTATATTTTTTACACAATCTTTACTAATATCATTATGAGTTGGTTGTAAAAAATGAATATCAATCTCGTCTATTAGTTTTGAATTTGTTCTTTTCAAACTATTTAAATAAATTCTAGATTCTTCCTCAAACCGATGTGATGACTTTTTTTCTATACAGTGTATAAAAGATATTTTTTTATCTTTTTTAAAAATAGTATCATTTAACATACAAACTTTAATCCTGTTTTATCTATCAGAGTTCTGGTTTTCTTTTCACATAAAAAACAATCTGGATATTTAAAAGATAATATATCCGAATAATCATATTCTTCATTTTCGAAATAGTCCGCTTCGTTTTCCGCATGAGTATAACAGGCACTAACTTGTCCTCTTTGATTAATATAAACTTTTTTTTCTAGAAAACTTCTACAGCGTATTTCATAATTTTTACCGTCATCTGGTCGTGGTCGCATAAAAAATATTTTTTTAATCGCTTTATCTCGCAACTCCACTGGCCTAACATCTGCTTGAAAAGCTCGATTATAGTTTGTCAATCTTCTAATACCTTCACTATCAATTAACATTTTATTAGAAAATTGGTTTATAATGTCTTGCATCCCTTTTGATTTCAAATCTTCATCATTGTATTCAAAACGAATATGTTGTATCCAATCATTTTTTTTACCATTTTTTCGATAAGCATCTGCGTGATCTAATATTTGTTGTAGACTGGAACCTACCCTGTATTTTTCATGTAATTCTTGTGTACTACCACAAATTGTAAAAACAGTCATACACTTTTGTGGAACTAGTTCTCCTATCATTTGCCACCAATCAGGTTTATGTGTATTTCCATTGGTAAATAATTCATAATAAATATCTCGACTGTTTAGATATTCTAGAAATTTTACAAAGTCTTTATACATAGTTGGTTCTGAAACAGCGCCGGCTATGAAGAATCTCTGTAGATTGGTATATTGATCTAATTGAGTTTTTATTTCATCAATAGAACGAACATTTTTATAAAGCATGTGATTGGCATGAGAATAATTTCTTGTGCAAAGAGGGCATTGGAGATTACACAGACCAACAAGATCCATTTCCACTTCTTCAACTTCACTCTTTTTCATAATATATCGACTCATCCCATTCTCTCCATACCGTTACTTTCTAACATTGTTTTGGTCATACTCTCACATTCGTAACAGTATTTGTTTTTAAATTTAAAAATATTACTGTAATCATTATGATCAAATAATGTTTTATCGTAAACCCGGTGTAAAAAACAGGGATGTTCACCTCCAAAGTTATCGACGAATAGATATTTTAATTCGAAACTTTTACATTTCATTGTGCATTTTGTGCCTGAATCATATCGTTTTAACACTGCATTTTTAATTACATTATATTTCTCTCCAAGCTTTCCCGCCATACGAATATCAGTATTAGTATCCTTAATAATATTAAATCTTTCTTGATATGGAGCCGATTCACAGATATACAGATGATTAAATTCTTCTGTAATTTTTTTCATATCATCCGATTCTAAGTTGTCTTTGTTATATTCAAATCTAATTAATTGAATCCAATCAGTAGTTGTTCCTGATTTACGGAATGCTCTAGCATTTTTCAATACTTGTTCTAAACTTGATCCAGATTGATACTTTTCGTGTATCTTTTGAGTGGTTCCACAAACTGTGAATAGTACACGATTTTTTGGATGTACAATTAATGTACCTAGTTCTTCCCACCAATCCTCTTCATGAGTATTAGCGTTAGTGTAAAGGTCATAGTTTATATTTCTAAAATTAAGATAACGTATTAGTTCCAGAAATTGATCGTACATAGTAGGTTCACTGACTGCCCCACTCAAACAAGCATAACGTAAATTAGGAAAACTATCTAAATGTGCAATCAACTCATTTAAAGGACGCATGTGTTTAACATTAAGATGTTGAGCATACTCATAAGAACGAATACATAGGGAACATTCGAGATTACACTCACCCGTAAGTTCAAGTTCTACTTCTAAAATTTCGTACTTATTTAAACCGGTTTTCATATTATTATTTGAGTATGTAATTTTGTATTTATTTGTAGTATGGATAAAGTCAAAATCTTTATATGTAAATTATACTATCAAAATCTTTTTCCTTAAAAACTCTTCTCTTACTCTCTTTACTCATCCTTTGATAGTGACGAGCTAACATTTTGTGTTTTAATTTTCCATTTAATGTTACATTGTGTATACCTTCTGGGTTTGTTGCTCCAACTAAATGAAATTCAATATTAGGATATTTTTCTAGGAAAGCATCTAGTTTATGAAAATTATTATCAGTAACAATTAATAGATATTGTAAATCTAATTCTGAATCAACAATAATTTCGTCATCAATATTCAAATCTTCCGAACAGTGATATAGAATAGTATCGAAACGATTTAACAAATCTCGGTAACGTTTAATAAACAATCCATTAGTATTAATACTAGGACGACAACCTTTTTTCTCTAGTTCATCCAAAATAAATTCAATATCTTCACGTTTCATACTACCAACTTCACCACCACTTAATGTTACATTATAACCAGGAATAACTTTATCTAATTTTATAATAACATCTTCCATACTCATTTTAGGACGATTATGTGTATCTACACAGCAGTAATCGCAGTGCCAATTGCACACCCAAGTAACTACTAGTTCAATTTCTTTTTCTTTAGCCTGAACTGCCATCACATTATCTAGAAACAACAGTGATGAATTCTTGCAGAGATCCAGGATGCACTTTATCACCATGGTCATTAAAAAAATTCATCATAAGATTTAAATTTATTTTTCGTTGTTTGCGAACATCTGGCAACAATAAAAATTTAATATGAGGATAACGATTTATCATAGTATGTATACTCCCATCTAAAAAATTAGTATTAGTCACGACTAGTCCATAAAATATATGGTCATATGGTAAGTTTGGAAACTCTATCTCACCTGGTAAATATTCGACACAGTGATAATGTACTTTTCCAAACTCATTAACTAGAGGCATGTGACGTTTAAAGAAAAGTCCATTAGTTAATAAATCAATTACACAGTTTTTATCTTTTAAGACTTTAATTAATTCGTTCAACTGTTCTCTCTTTAACAGACCGGGCTCACCTCCTCCAAAAGTGATTTCCGATTCAGGTTCAGCAGCGTGAGCTCTACGAAGAACTTCCTCGTATGTTAGTTCCGGACGATTGTGAGTGTCTGCTATACAGTAATCACAATACCAGTTACATTTATACGTTAAAGGAAGTTCAACTTGTTTTGTCATACCACCCTTTTCTATAAAAGTTTACCTTATCAATCTTTTCACCAGGTTCAGGTTTCAGAATAATGTTTTTAATTTGTTTTTCTACACCGTCGCAGATATAATAATGTTTACACTCTAAGCAATCTTTGGTTTTATAATAAGTTCTATTACGTTTAAATGCTGCGGCCGAATACAAAGCCTTGTGTGGATCTGAACGATATGTTTCTGGATCAATGTCACCATTATATACGGCTATATTCCAATCATAAATGTCGTAAATGTGTTGGTAGTAATTACAAACGTACTGTTCATAACCTTTCATAAAACAATATGGTGTGTAACGAACATTGATCTTTTCAACCATATCTTTGAGTAAATCTATGGCTTGATGCACATACGGAGTAACTTCAGTATAGTCTATGGTTTCTTGTATACCAGCATCATCCCAATAGTTTAGTGTTAGAAAGTTTACTTCAAATGGTTTGAGTTCTTTAACCAATTCAACAAACTTAGTTGGCAAGTTTTTAAAATTTTTATGTGTAACTGTACAATTAATTCTAACCAATATTCCTAGTTCGTGGGCATTTTTAATTGCCTGTACGATATTCTCAAAACCTTTGCGATGTCCTACTAGGATGTTGTGACTGTCCTTATCGTAACCATGTACTGAGAACAGTATTTCTTCTAATCCGTGTTCTTTGCTTTTGCGTAAGAACTCTTTGTCAGCAAATTTGTAGCCGTTGCTCAGTGTGCTGATCTTTAGTCCTTTACTCTTACAGTAATCAAGTATGTCAAACCATTGCTTGTGTATGCTACTTTCACCACCACTAAGGTCTGCTTCTTTGATGCCGCAAGCAACAAGGTAATCTATTCTTTGTCGTATGACTTCAAATTCAGTTACATCATTTAACTGAGTTTTGTAATAGCAGAATTCGCAACGATAGTTACAGTGAGTACCTGTGTCTAATTTGGCACGTTCACAGATTGGCTCGTCACGGTCTATCTGTAATTTGTTACTGAGTTCGTTGTAAAGTCGCACGTTATAATGCCTTTAAGTATATTCACAAGGTCGTCACTGGGTTTTAGATGTAAACTATCAAAGTCATTTTCTATGTCCCAGTTACGCCAATATAATCCTCGATCTTCATTCCAATAATCTATATTGTGAAAGACTACAGATTTTTTGTAGTATTTACATTCCGCTATAAATCGTGGACTACAATCCCATTTTCGTTTGACTGGAGTGTAAACATAGGTATTAAACTGTTCAAATAAATTGTCCACAGGAGCAACTACAAAAGTAAATCCAGGTATTGGATCAGGTTTATTTTCTTTATTTGTTATGACTAAAATATCATTCCCATACTGCCTCAATTCTTCATAAGAATCTAAATTTCTACAGTTTTTTGTGGCGTAAACTAATACACTATCTTTACCATTGGTTAATGATTTTAGTCTATCAAATAGTATTTTCTTTTTATAGTTAATACCGTTTTTCTTCACAGGTTCATATACACGGTCGTCTTGTAAAATCCACACATTATCTCGATCATTATTTTTTATTTCTTTATTACCACAGGCAAAATAAAAAATGTTATCGAAAATTAAAACTTTAGATGACATGTTAATCGTACCGCCATCTGTAATTAATATATTGCGTCCTTTAACCAATTGGGGTCGTAATGAAAATACCGTATTGGTTTGAATATCTTTAATTTCAGATTCCGAAAAGTCATATTTGTTTCTAATAATTACTTCAAGTGTAGGCCAATCCATTTCTTCAGCAATCAATATGCCTACACGAAAATACTGTTTTAATATATGATAGTAATCTATAACCTCAAATGTGTGTCCACAAATTCCATGATTATTGTTACTCCAAGAATAAGTTAACCACAAGTCATAATTAGGATCAAGTTTTGTTATCTTAGACATGCTTGTATAATTTCGTCTTGTTCAGTCAAGGTATAGTTTCTCAACCCATTCTCCGAACAATCTTTATACCTCAATTGTACAGAATCTAACACAGGATACCTATCTTCTATCGTCACTTTCTTACCATAGAAAAATGCTTCTGGTATAATTCTATTATCTCGATCCTGCGATGTGTGTATATAATGCACGGCATCAATCATTTCAAATATATTTCCATTGCCACCATGATGTTTTTTTAATATTATAGGACGTTGAAATTGCTGTTTGTATTTTTCTAGATTATCTTTGATATAAATGTGATCGGGAGAACTAACAAACACACCTGGCATACTACCAAATGGTTTGAATATCTCAAAATTTAATTTTAGATAACTGAACACATCATAATTTTGATAACTGTAGGATCCATAGTAAGTAACTGTTCTATGGTTCTTATATCGAAACATTTTATGAGATTCGTTCGAGTAACAATAAACATCACCCGTAAGAAATTCTTTACAGTCGTAGAAAGACATTATGTCTAGAATAATTGCCTTATCTAGTTTGATTTTGTATAAATCTGTAATTTTTATAGGAATAATATTGTCGAAGTCAGTATTATACTTTTCTCGAAATATACTGAGTACTAATTCTAAATCTTTAGCATTTATTCCTATAATATAAAACTTGGCGTCAACAAACTTACGTAGAAACTTAAAATATTCAAAACAGTAAAATAATGTTCCATTTATTTTATTATTAGGCTTAAACTTATATACTACACCTATTTCCATTTTTTAATAACTTTTGTAAAAATTTTCTAGAAAATTTTTCTCCAGTTCTTTGACCTGCTCTTCGGTTGAACACTGTTTTATCTCTTGGGAAAACTTACTAAATTTCCTTTCTAAGCTAGATACTGATTCTATTTCATCTTTATAATTTAAATAATCTTCAAGTTTGGAAATTAATTTTTCATCTCCAGTTTCCAAAATTTGTAAATATTTTTCTTCTCTATTATCGTTTGTAATAAAATATCCTTCATTGGATAAATCATTATTCAAAACGATAAAACCATAAAGAGCAAATCCTGAAATTTTAGATAATTCTGGTGTAACTAACATTCTAATTTTTGTTATTGAAGAATTTTTCACTTGTTGCAAATTATCTTCTTCAAACTCTTCGACAATTTCAAATTCTCCAGGCAAAACTTCATCGGTCATCATTCTTTCTTTAAAAATAATAACCTTTTTCTTATCGATTAAAGCTTCCTGTATCATCTTATAGGACATATAAGATAGTTTTAACAGTTTTTCTTCACGGTTAACCAAATTGTCAAAAGAATTTTTCATGACATTTGTTACCACCCATTGATTGCCTCTATTTTGAACGGAAGCTAATTCATAAATCATTTGACTCATAATCAATCCTTTAAAATTTTAAATTGGTAGTTTAGAATAGTCCACTTTATAAAATCCCTTCGAATCAACGGTTAGAGCTGAAGAGAATTTGGTGTTTAAGAGTTCTTGTGCTATAACTCCAGTGTAACGTTTTGTTTTATTCCAGATGTAATTCCAAGAATATATTTTTAAATTATTTCTTGTTTCAATATATTCTATATTTCGTTTCAATCGAATATCGCTATAGTTGCATCCACAATCATTATGGCAACTGCAAACCAAATTACAAGAACAATCGGAGTTACAAATACAATCCTGTCTCATAGTATCATACCTGGATCTTAGACCAGACCAATCAGTATCCTCAATCGTATTACCTGCTGCATAAGTTTGTGCAGCAGTAGTTAAATCTGGATCATCTCTTAAATTGGCAAAACTGGATCCTACAGGTTCAACCACATTCGTTATTGCTTGTACAACCGAAGAAAATTCATTAATGTGAGCATCATCTATCAACTGTGTGTTCGAAATCGTCGAGGTAGCAGAAGTCTTAGTTGAAAAACTCCTGTGTTGTTTATATCTAGCTATTTCATCATTTATAGCAGTTTTTAGAAGGTTTATATCAGTAGCAGTAATTGTTTGACCTGCAACTGCAAAGCTGCTACTTGAGACAGGTCGATTCGTAGCGCAAGACGCTCTATGTCCAGTACAAGTTGTTGTTCCTGTTCCATGTGACGCACAATGTGATCCTGAGCAAGCCATTATGCTATCTCCCTCTTAATACTTATTATTTCTGTTTGTTTTTGCATTAAATGTTTCTGTACAGTTCTATCTATTTCACCGAAAGATTTAAAGAAACCGCACATGTTATTTACCCATCGATCAGTCCAGCGATCAAAGTAATCTCCTTTCTTACTATTATCCAAACTAGAAACTGGGCAAATCATACAAGTGGTTGCTACACAACCTTTACACGTATCACTCATATCTCTAATAGGAATCTGATACGATTTTGCCATTTTTTCTACGTCTTGCACAAATGAATTTTTTTGTATGTCACTACCTTGCATCAATTCTTTGTTTGGACTATACAATGATCCGTGACAAGCATAACTTTTTCCATCAACATCAATAGCGTGCATATGAGCACCAGAGGCGCAATGTTGTTTTGAATCACTACCATTAAACCAAGTACACAAATGTCTGCCGTGTTCCTCATAGAAAGAGATTTCTTCTTTAGCTATTTTTAACATCTCTTTTCTAAAAGATTCTATCAATTCTGGTAAATTTTCTTTTGGTATTTCTTCAACATAATCTATTGTTGGCGCATAAGACACCGTAATATTTTTTCCGATATTATTTAGTTTTTGATGCAAATCTTTAAAATCCAACCATGTTTTATATAAACCCGTCATACTTTTAAGTGGTATTGTGGACTTCAACGAAAGGCCTATGCCTTTTTTGGCAAAGTATTCTATATTCTCAACCACTTGTGATGAAGTTGGTTTTCCAGAATGAGTTATTCTAAATTTATCATTAATTTCTTTTCCATCATAAGATATTTGAATATGCAATTTTGAACAATCTACATTATCTAAAATATCATCAAGTCTTTTTCTATTATAACCATTTGTGTAGATGTGAAATCCAATATAATCATATCTTTGAAATTCTTGCATTATATCAATTATTAATTTTCCGTTAAGGGTTGGTTCTCCTCCCCAAAAAGAAATATTTAAATTATCATAATTATTGATAAAAAAATCACTTTCAATAAATTCATAAATTCTTTTTTTGACGAGATCGACCTTATCATCCAATCTTTGAGTGTTAGTTTTTACACCCTCAAAACAATAAGAGCAGCCTAAATTACATAAAGCTGTAGTGGTTATTTCCAAAGTAAATTGATTGGACTTGTTATTCATCTTTCTTGTTCTCCGAAAAGTTCATAATTTCATCGAGTATTGAATTCATTTTTTCTTCTGTTATTTTTTCTGGTTCTGGTTGAATTATTGATAGCATTTCATCTGCCATCCTAAGAAGTCGAATTGATTCTTCTCTAAAAATGTCAACATTACTTAAAAATTTTCCTGCTTCCATTAAACTCATAGAAGCATTGTATAAGGACATATTCATCCTGTTTATTTCATTAGCCATTAATTAACTCTTCCTTTATAATTTTCCTAAAATGAAGATCACTTTTCAACTTTGATGACATTTTACCCACTAAAGAGTAAATGTATTTATATGCAACACAGAGTTCTTCTATTGGACCTTGATTTTTTATTTGTTCAAATAGACAACCTTTTCTACAATAATACTTGACCTCACAAGATTGACATTTTTCCATATTAATAAATTTAGGTATTTTTTCAATCATTTCTGGACTATCTTTAAATCTTGTACAGGGTACAACTTTATTATCAGAAAACATGAATATGTCTTTACCCGCCCCACAAAATTGTGTTATATGTCCTTTATCATGATATTCTAAAAAATGTCTTAAATAAAAAAGTATTAGAAATGGCATCTCTTCATTTGTATTGTTTTCATACCAATCAAAAAGTTCTTTGATGCCCATCTTTAATTTTTCTATACTACTTTTATTCCATAAACCAACATCTCGAACTAATGTAAATTCCGAATTAAATCCAAACTCGTTTTTAATGAATAAATGATTTTCTAATAAATTGTAACAACCTCTAGATATCATTGTATGACATTTAACATTATTTAATTTTTTAAACAGATGTTTTTTTTCTAAAAATCTATCTAGCGTACCTTTACCATTCAATTGTAATCTATTTTTATCTTGCCACAATCCATCAAAACTTATAGATATTTCAATGTTTTTTTCATTCAAAAAATTTACAATTTCATCCGTCAACAACAAGGCATTAGTTGGCATGAAATACTTTATATTATCGTCTTTGATGTTGTCAATAATATATTCTATCAAATCCATTTGAAGAAGGGGTTCTCCTCCAAAAAAATCTATTTTAATTTTTTCTGTGGGAAATTGTTCTCTTAGTTTTTTAAATTCTTCCAAATATAGGTCAGCATCGATTCTTTTTTTAGACCACTTATCTACACCACAATAAGAACAATTTAAATTACATTTTTCAGATAAAACTGCTAATAGAGTTTTCATATCCTAAATTTTTTATTTAATTGTAAGACAGTATTTAAGATATCAATATCAAAATGTTTAGTGAATGCTTCGGTATCTTTTGGTAAACAGGGACCACCGAATCCTCTATAACCATCGTTTCCTGGAACATTTAAATGATAATTTCCTATCCAAGGATGTTTAGATATTATATTTTTAAGTTCATCATAATTAACGTTCATCTTTTCAGCTACATCATATATTTGATTCATAAAAGTAATTTTTGTGGCAAAAAAACTATTTAAAGTGTATTTAATTAATGAAGCCGTTTTTATATCAGTAAGAAAGGTGTTTTTTGGTTTTACTTGAGACTTAGTTTTATATAACTCTAACAACTCTTCAGACCTATTTCCACCAATAATCAACAGATGTGGATTGATAAAATCATCAAAAGCCGTATCTCTAGATAAAAATTCAGGATTATATATCACATCACGATTGAGTATATAATCGGGAAGAATTGTTGATTTAACAACGACCATGCCCTTATAGTTGCACAAAAAAATCTCATCTAAAACATCGGTCAAAATAGAATAATTAATATCACTATTTGGAGTAGGAACACAAACAAATATCGCTTCTGTATCAATAGAACAAAGCTCTTTTATAGTTGTAGAATTATATTTCGGATCTACAATAACACATTTTGTTTTGTTAAAACCATATTCAACTGCTCTACCAACAAAACCATAACCTACAATACCAATCATTTAAACTCCCTAAATTATAAAATCACCGCTTCAATTACACCTTCTTCTTCATCATCTTTATTTTGTAGAGATAGTGCGAAATAATTATTTTCGTTGCGGGCACCTAAACCAGCGTGAGCACTTAATCCAATCGGTTGGCCTTTTTTAATTTTACCTATTACTCTGACAGGAACTCGTCCTTTTAGTGCAACAAAAGTTCCGTTTTTCAATCCATCATTCATTATAAAGGCAGGATTTAAGGATACTACACCTAGCGCTCTAAAGTCAAGCGTGGTGCCGGCAGTAATTTCTTTTTCACCACCTATTGCCATAACCGTTCCTTCGGGGTATTCATCATCGGCTAAATATTTTTCGGCCAAGTCAGCATATTGGGCATGAGTAGCGGTACCTCTAAGTATATCACAAACAATATTTTTTTCACAGAATATACCACCTTCAACGTAAAGTGCGGCACCTGATGCAGGACTACTACTATTGTCTTGATCTAATACTGCTTGTGCGCTATTTTTAATTCTAACTCTACCAGTTTCAAATACACCGCCGCCATAAACAGTAAGGCTAGTTTGACCAGCAGCACCTGATCCTATCGTTCCTGTGGTTACTGTTCCACCTACAAGAACGTTTGTAGCATTCGTTGCCGTTGTGGCTGTCGTAGCTGTTGTTGCCGTTGTTGCTGTTGTTGCAGACGAAGCACTACCTGAAATACTGATGCTGTAAGTACCAGTAAGTCTTGCGGTAGGTACCGTTCCACTTGTTAAATTGGACGCATTTAAATTACTTAAATCAGCAGAGGGAACATCTGCCCAAGTAAACGCTGAACCTGTCCAATTCAAGAATCGATTCGGTGTTGTGGGCGCATCAATAAATCCTGTTACATCAGTAGAAGTTTGAATGTGAATTCTATTCGCTGCACCGCCAGTAACACTATTTGCTCTTTCACTTACAAATCCCAATACAGTAAAGACGCCAGGATCAGATAAAGCATGAGTATATTCCCATCTGTCAATTGTTTCATTATATCTGAATATAGCATTAGGAGAAACACCTCTATCTACTTCTATTACAGCCGATAACGAAGGAGACTGATTTTGATTTTGATTAGCGTTAAAGACAAACTTAGAACCTTGTAATAAAGCTGAGCCTGGAGAAAATCTAAGGTCACCTGTATTTACATTTCCGGTTACTTCTAAACTTCCACTTAAAGTTTGAGTTGTTTGTCCAGTTCTGTATATTGCATTATTAGCATTTGCAAAAGCTGAGTTGGCATAACTTGATGATGAATTAGCAGCATCTCTTACCCAAGTATCAACAGCATTGTTAGCAGCTGCAAAGGCAGCGTTAGCATATAAACCAGAAGAAACTCCCGAAGTCTGCGCTAATACTGCAGCTATTGCAGCAGTATTAGCCGCTTCAAAAGCTCCGTTGGCATAAGAAGAAGAACTTGTTGCCGTTGTATTAGCAATATTTGCTCTTGCGAAAGCTGAATTTGCATAACCACCAGCAATAGTGCCACCAGCAGTTAGAGCGGTGTTTGCAACATCAAACGCAGAGTTAGCATAAACACCAGTTGTATTTTGTGTTCTAAAAGCAGCGTTAGCATATACTTGAGCTGAATTGGCAGTCATATATGCATTATTAGCATAACTTCCTGCTGTTGCTACCCCAGTTGTCAATCGAGAGGTATTTGCATTTGCAGTAGAGGATACAATATTAGCCCAATCAAATGATGCGTTTGCATGTAAATAACCTGAGTTGGCATATCTACCAACCGTTTGTGCTGTACTGTGAGCAGTATTAACCGCTAAAGGTGTAGCAACGTTTGAAGTGCTAACATTTAAAACAGAAGAATCTAAAAAGCTTGCATCTAATATACCAAATAGTTGACTATAGGTATTCCCCTTTGAAACAACCCACTGGTCGTTAGTTTCACTCCATTGTATGATCGCATCATTTCCAACAGGTCTTTCATTCCTAATGATTACATCTGCATTTGTGGGTGTTCTCTTATTGAATATTATTTCATTTGTTTCATATTCAATATCGCCTAACTGTGTAAAAGTTCCTTGTACAGTTAAATTATCTGTTACTAATGCTGTTTGTAATGTTGTTTTACCATCTACGGTCAATGATTCGTATTCTTCGTTTGGTGCGTATATTCTTGAAACTGACCCACTACCAATCCAAAGATTTGAAGAAACATTTACATGTGCAACATTTATAGTAGAAACTATCACATTATTTGTAATAATAGTATTTGCAGTTATTCTATGTGTAGAAGTTAAATTATAAGAACTTAATACATTAATAGAAGCTGTATTAACTGTTGCCACATTTATTGCAGATGAATTGCTTGTCAACGAAACTATGTTTCCAACCAAAGTGGTTGAATTATTAATTGTTGCTAAGTTGATCGCAGCTGCATTACTGGTTAAAGTTACTACATTTCCAACCAAAGTCGTTGATGTATTAACTGTTGCTACGTTAATAGCAGATGCATTACTGGTTAAAGTTACTACATTTCCAGATAATATTGTAGCAGTATTAATTGAAGATACATTAGAACTAAAATTAACAATATTACCAGAAATATTTGCTGTAATGTATCTTGTTGCAATAGAATTCGAAGTATGTGAGTTGGAAGATAGATAGTAAGAATTTCCAGTTACATTTTCTAATATACCAATCCTTGCAAATGCCAAGTCATCCAATACGTCCACTCTAGCAAATAGAGCATAGAGGTTGGAGGTTTTTACATTAGTAGAATTTGTATCTTTAATATAAATTGTATTTGCAGAGATAGATCCACTGTTTACATAAGCTACATTCCCTGTTCCGTTTAACCTTAAAACACCTGTAGAGACTGTAACGTTATTTGCTACAGTCAGAGCTCCATTGGCAGTATAATTATTTGCATAGATGTTACTTACAACTTGTAAATCAACACCAACATAAGAATTATTTGAGACTGATAATGCTGACCCGGGACCTCTTACCGAAATGGTACCACCAGCGATAATATTACCAGTAGCAGAACTTTGTACACCAAGGAAAAGTGTATTACCTAAGGTTAAACTACTTTGAAATAGAACATTATTTGCTACTTGAAGTGGAGTGCCATTTGCTGTTATACTTAATAGAGAAGTGTTTGAGAGTAGTAAAGTACCCTGAGTTTTGTCGTAAGTATAAAATCCAAGATCATTTAAATCTACAGCAGATTTATTTGTTTGAATTCTCCATTCATCGATGGTATTCGTTCTAGCAATAATCGGTATTAATGAGGTAGGCATTTCTAATTATTAATCCTTTTTATGAATCAAAGTCTTTAACAAAGATTTTATTTCATCCATGTCATTCGACATCTCTTCTATTTTAGTCTTTAAGTTATTTATTTCAACATCATTTCCATTTATTTTTTGGCCTAGTTTTTTTCTAGCTTCATTTTGAGCCAAAACGTTTCTATTCACAGTAAGTAAAGCTCCATTTTTTCTATTTTTGACAAACTGTCCCCCTTCAACTTTTACTAAATCTTCACTCATTTTTTAACCTGCTGGAAGAGCAATTATTCTCAAATCTCTTACTCTAGGTATGACTGATGGATCTTCTGAAGTCATAACTATTTTGATGGAGAAAGTTTTAAATGTATCGTATGTTACGCCAGAATCAGAAACATAAGTAACTTGATCTTCTGTTAATGAAGGACGATATTCATATTCTCTAAATTCATTTTCATCAATCGATCCTCCGACAGTTGGATTGAAACATTCAAATCTTCCATAACCTCTGTTATTGAAACTAGTTGTATCTGAACCCGAAAGTAATTTGTAAAATACATGAATTTCAGTTCCAACTGGTTTATTTGCTGATAAGAAAACTCGAAGATCACCAGCATCAAAACCATCAGATAAAACTATAGGCTTAGTAATATATCTAGCAAGACAAGGTCCACCAGAACTATCGAATTCACTATTCAATGTGATAACGGCATTCGCAGTAACATTTGGAGTGTTCCCGGTATCAGCATATGATATTGTAAAATCGTCAGTATAACCTATACCAGAAGATACAACATTAGCTGAAAGAACATTTCCTTTAACACCATCACAACTCATAAATACAAGAGCTCCTTCACCCGTAGATGAAGTTATTGTAATCGTGTTTGAGTTTGCGTATCCCGCACCAGATTTAACAATATTAAAATCTTCATTGTCTATTTCACCATTATCAATAAAGTTTTCCCAACAATTTAAAGATAGACTTTCTAACGATACCAAAGGAGTAACAGCATCGTCAGAAGAACTCATTTCCAACTTAACAGTAAAATCTCCTTGATCTAAAATTTCTTTTCTTCTATTTCCTATGGCATAAAAGGTATCATCGGCCATATTATAGATTGTTTGTGGATCAATATTTCTATAAACAGTTTCTTTCGATCCTCCAACTGGTGTTGAAACAAACGAATATTTAATACTTATTGGTGAAGATGATTGTGTTTGAATAGACTTTTCGAGTAAACGGAATCTGTCTATGTATTTTACCGAATCTTGTCTTTGACTAACCAAAGAGAAGGTCGCAGCTGATGTATCAAACACACAACGACTTAATTCAAACATCAAATCTTCATTTAGATAAGGAACATATTCCATAGCATTTTGTGACTTGTACAAAGTGCCTACGTAAGGATTAACAGAAACAATTTGATTGTTCAAAGTTGTTTGACCTTTTTCAGCAGTCCAAACAACATAGTCTGGAGAGTCTGTTAGTATAACCAATGAATAAACTCCTGGTTTTAAGAATACAGGAGATTGAAAAGTAAAAGTAGTTTTTGTGCTGTCGTTGTCAACACTCGGATTGTCTGTAACTGTTATTTCATTCGGATATTTTTCAACAACCGACTCTGGATACCAATATTCTGAAGATGGAAAAGCATTTACTGTAGGTCTAATTTGAACAGTCAATGGTAGATTTTCATCATCTTTGGCACTAAAGAAAATATTCACACTATTTAAATATAAACCATGTGGATAATTTTTCTCATCGACAAAGAATGTTTGTGCTAAAGGATCAACTCTCCATGTGCTAGTTATTCTACTAGCTGTTGTAGTCGATTGTAGAAGTGGACTTGTAACTGTACCTACAATATTTGTTTGTGTTCCAACATTATAAACCGTATCAACTAATGCAGTTTTTGTTGTTGTAACACCAGAAGATACATAAGTTTTTTCAGCAAAAGAAATTGCGTCAGCATCGTAAGAATTATTGAAAGATTCCGTAAGTCTATACTTTCTCTCACCACTTCTAAATGTTGCTTGTGGAATGTAAAAAATTCCTCCAACTTGACCAGAATTACTAGAAATGTTAGTTCCTATGCTATAGGAGAAAATTTTTCCAACTTCAGTTGAAGGTATTGTTTCCGAAACAGTTGCAACTTTTGTTGTGGTATTGTAGGCTATGATGTTATACTTAGAACCTACTGAATTTCCTGTTGTATCTGCAAAATTTCTAACCAATGTTACAGTATTTCCACTTATATTCACACTAGGAGCATCTGCTGCTAAAGTTATAGTGCTTGAACCAACAGCTCTTGTTTGCCCACAACGGTGATCGTCAACTGTAGAAATCACTCTTGCTATAGAACTATCAAGTCCAATTATATATTTACCAGCTAATGATAAACTACTTTCATTTACTATTCGAACATTTGAAGTATTTGCCTCCGAAACTGCACAAACTCCTAAATGATAAATTCCAGAATCATTTGTATAATTGACTATATGTGAAGATAATTCTCCACTGGTATTAGCAATCAATACCATTTCGCCGGATCTGAAAGGATTAGTTCCACTTAATGTCACTTTTGTTGGAACAATAGTGTAATCATCAACTAAAACATCATCAAAGTATGAGTAGAATCGAGTTTTAGGTCTTAATGCTGATCCATAAAAAACTATACCTCTAGGCTTCATGTAAGGATTAATTGCAATATCAGTTATATAAGAACCTAAATCAACTTTAGATGAAGAAACTGTAATCTGTTCTTGACTTAGTGTTGCTCCAGCTTTAACGTAAACTCGGTCTGTCGTTGTTTGTAAATTTCCTTGAGTTCTGCCACCTAAGTCTACTGTAGCATTAGTAACGGTACTAATAGTTTCGAACCAAGAAGAGTCTGGAACTTTTGCAAAAGGACTATCTTTGTCACTGAGCCAGGTTGGATTTTTATCTGAAATAAATTTGAACGCATCATTGACGTAATTAAATGCGTTTTCCAAACCTTGTACTGAGTTTAATGTAATTCTAGAAGTTACACTAGTGTCGTGTTCCGTGGTTACTTCTGGGAATAATCGCAAATTGCCATTAAAATTACCATATAAAGCACTAGCAACAGGAATAGTTTTTGTTGCATACGGTTGATCAGCAAAAACTGATGAAGTATAATTCATCGTTAAAGTCTTTTGCGTATTCGTGCCACTCACTTTATAATTACCAGAAGAACCAGATTCTCTCCACAACAATTTTATAGTTCTCATGAGTGAAGCTGGTTTTAGTTCGCCACCCTCAACTAAGTTTCTATTATCAAAACCAACATCACCATAAGTAGCTTGAACATCAGTTGAAGTGAAGTTATCAACTAAAATTCCATATTTCGATCTCTCTAATCCATTTCCATCTAAGATTTTAGAATCATTCGCATTTTTCTCTAATGAATTTAAAGCAACATAATATTCTAATCCTTTAATTCTATTTTCAAAAGCACCAATATCTCTCATTGTAAATCTACGATTGTTTTGAAAATCAGCACGAACTTCTTTAACACTTTCTGTGTAAGGAGGAATATACAATGTGTATATTAACATGTCATTAATATCATTAGGTGGCGGCAAAGGTTTAACAGCAGACTCACCAGAAATCACTACAATTTCTTTAGACGGTTTAACAACAATTTTATCTACTCTTCCTAAGAAATTCTGGAAAGAAAGTTCAGCAGTAAAATCTGGGTCAGGACAAACTGCTCCAGAAATAGAATCACTAGCAATTTCTCTTGTTGGTCTGAAATCAAAGGACGATCTTCCTGATAAAAACTTTCCTTTATCCCTATCTAAAAACTTAGATATAGTATCATATGTAATATTTGAACCACCACCTAAGTAAGAATCAACGGTAAATAAACCTATATTTTGTGGTGATGGAGCTTCACTATGCCTCATGTAGTTGTATAGTACGTAAATTGATCCGCCAACAGGAGAACTAAATCCTCTTTTCAATCTAATCGTAGCATGGTCGTAATGTGTTTTTCTTTGTCCATTATCAAATTCATATCTATTTGTAACATCGTATGCTGGATCTGTTAGCATAGCCGTTGTGATGTTTCCTGTAGTAGTTCTAGAATCAATAATTTTTACGATCTCATAAACATCAGGAACCTGTAAGCTTACAGGAACACCAGGTGTTTTTAATTTTCTTACTGTACCTTCATCGTTCAAAGATTCATTATCGAAGTATGTCACACCCAAATCTGGGAAAACATAACCACCAGAAATCGGAGTTACTGTTCCTGTATTACCTGAAGTTAATCCAGTTGTGGTATCAACAGTGTATGCAACAGCTTCGTGTTTAATGTTAGATAGAGGGTACATCGTTTTTACGCGAATTGCCCCGGTTGATCCATCTTCGGCATTATTAACTTTTGTTGTAACAATAAAATCGGCACGCACACCAGCTGTATTTAAATCAATTTCAAGTGTTCTACTATCCACAGTTCTAACAGTAAATAAGTTATTAGCTAAACTTAAAACCGTATTTTGTGAAATTCCAGAAGCGGAATTTGAAGCGCCGTCATATCTAATGAAACATATAATATTATTTAAAATAGTATTATCAGATAATAAAGTTCCTGGACTTCCAGCAAAAGGGAAAGTATCTGTTGTTCCATCTGCAACTAAAGTTATTATTCCTTCAGAATTTGTAAGTTTTTGTGTATATACTTTTCTAGCATAAAAATCAAAATTAGTAATCGTATTTGCTTTGATTGCTTCATAGGGAACATCGAAAATTAAACCTTGTCTATTAGGCTCAGTAATAAATGAGAATCCGTCAACGTCTTTAGATTTTGAATCGATATCTGCTGCAAAAACTTTTGCAGCTCCATCCCTCAATACAATTGATTCTGAAACTTTAAAATCCGAATCGATTGAAAAAGTGTTTGAAGCTGGCGTAAATGGTAGTGCAGAGGATAACCATATTGCCTTTGCTGATCCATCAGAACCCTCAATTCTGATTGGTGACAAACTAGCGCCTGCTCCATTCTTTATACTAAAGAACATTCCAGAATAACTGTTTGCTGGAAGTTGAGCAAAAGAAGAAGGTAAAACAACATATCTGGTATTTGAACCAGAAGAAGCTAAAGTTCCAGTAATAGAGGTAGTGTTTACATCAAAAACGTTTATTGTAAATTTATGTGTAGTTCCTAAATCGGTTGATGATGAAGTGTCATACTTCATCATATGAGCACGTAGAGTGCCTATTTTTGAAGAATTATATTCCGCAGTGGAAGCAAAACTTACACTTGAATGATTGGCGCAATGAATATCTAACAAATCAAAATCAGAAATCGCTAAAGAACCGTGAGAATTTGCTGCATAAAAATAACTTGAATAATTTGTCGGCAAATCGTAATCATTGACGTTTGCTGTTACTCTTCCTCTAGCAACTTGTAATTTTGTTGGAGCAATGGTTTGCACTTCAAAACCACCAACATAAGCTTTACCTGGATCTAGAACGGCAGTAAAATAACTTGGATCAACATAATTATTATTTGAAGTATCCACATAATCTTCTTCTAATGAAATAACAAAAGGATCGACTGTGTAATTTCCAGATTCTTCGAAGGTTCTTCTAGCAAGGGTTTTTTCGATTTCACTATAGATTGGATAATCTATTTCTTTTGTTTTTATACCATCAACAATTCTTATTACTTCAAAGAAAGAAGATTCGTCAACTGAATCTAGCGTTCTTTTACTTAAAATCGTATTGACTTTAAATCTTGTAGCTCCAGGAGCTTGATAGTTGAATGATCCTTGTGCAGGATCCAAAAGACTAACATCATCAATTTCATCAATAACAATTTCTTCAAATTCAATGCCTATTCTATACGAAGGTTGTCTATTAACAGTTGTCGAATTTAAACCAAGTCTATAAAAAATTTCTAAAACTAAAAATTGAGGAGAAATTTTAACAAATTGGCCTTTAAAATAATAAACACCATCTTGTATACTGGCAACATAAGAACGACCTGTAGCATCTGTATCTGCAAGCTCGGCAAAAATATTTTGGCCGTATAATTTTAATTCATCACCCTCAGCAAAAAAATCTCCACTTAAATATTTTACAATCAAAATTGGAAAAGCTGTTGAATTATCAATAGCTATAACTTTAGCTCTAATTATTTTTGTAGAATTATAAGAAACGATTGTTTTATCTAAAAAATCTTCTAAAACTATATCTTGACCAGAGTATTGTGATTTTAAAATTAAATAATAAGCTCTATCATCTAAAGATACTTTTCCACCAGTTATAGGACTTCCATTTTTAAAAATATGGTTACCAAACTTTTCTATTTGATTAGATAAAATTGTTTGCAGTTGAGTTAATTCTCTAGCCTGAAGGGAATATCCAGGTCTAAAAAGAACCCGCATGAAATTTTTATCTTCATCAAAATCGTCAAAATATGGATCGTAATTAAAAAGCTTAGTCATTTATTCCTCTTTTAGAAACTTAAAATAAATCTTATTCTATCTGTTTGGTCTGGGTCTCTAGTAACTGGTACTTTATCGGAAACAAATAAAACTTTTCCCGAATATAACTGCAATGGTGGTGGAGTCAAGTTAATTCCAATTCTTATTGCTCCACTTGTTAGTCCTTTAATTGGAGAGTTTGATGAAAATGTTCCTCTCAAATTATTAACATAAACTACGTTTGTTCCTTCATCAAAAGAAATTACTTCAGCACTAAATGTTGAGTTTTCTAAATCTTCTCCCTGTATAAGGATTTCATCATTATTATAATCTCCAACACCAGGAGAAACTAAAACTTCACTATACATTTCATAAAAAGTACTTGGTGCTAAAGTTTGTGTTCCTCGAAGATAGGGGTTATAAAGTAAGGTAACTTCTCTAAACTCGTTTTCGGCAGGAAATAATCCACCAACACTACCTTCAAAGTCAACATTAAACATAACAGTATTAGCATACAGTTCTTCAACCGGATCATACCCATGTCCATTTTGCGGTGACAATGTAACAACAGCTGAAGCTCCAGTTCCAACACCACCACTGATGTCAGTAAAAGAAAGGTTAGCTTTCGTGTAATCTTGCCCCCTATTCTGAATAACAATATCAACTACTTGGCCGCCCACCACATTTGCTTTTAATGCTGCGTTTCTTCCGTCACCTTCTATCGTTATAATATTCTGATTCGGACCATCAACATAATTATTTCCAGAATTTGTTAATCTAACAATATCTATACTTCTATTAATAGCAGCAGCTTTAACAAATCGATTAAATGTTACTGGCATCCATTCATCATCCAAAAACTTTTGTCTTTGATTTGAACTTAAAGTATACAAATATTTCCATTTGTAACCATCAGAAGTTACAAAATAAGGTTCTTCTAATGACGTTGCGGATAAAAATAGTTCTGGTTCATCAGTAGATGCGGTGTTTCCATTATTGTCCAAACATTTGAAAACCTGACCTTTGGAGTTTAAAACATAAAATGGCGTTCCTATTGGGCAAATAATACAACCGTATCTCGAATAAGTTATACCAGAAGTCCAATTATATCTCGGCACGACAAATGAAACGCTATCCAAATCAATTCTCTTTGCGACGATTGCTCGATCACTAAAATCAATTAAATCACTAGTTGATTGTCCTGGAGTAGGAGCGGTATCATTTTGATTCCAAACAGTTTGTTTTCCTAGGGTCGCAAAAACATACGCCTTTCTTGATAAAGGAAGGTAGGAATTCGCACCAACATCCAATATATTGATGAATTGTTGTGCAATTAAAGTAGAAAAAATATTTGTTATAATTGAGGACATAGACTTATTTATCTCACTTTTTGTACGATTACCGAGACAAAATTATTTGTGGCGGTAAAGTTAGTGTCTACAAGAACAGTATTGGAATTTACAAATGATACTTCTTTTGTTTCATCAAAAGATACATTAATCGTCAAATCATTTGAAGTAATATTCAAAGACGATTCTGCAAAAATTGTATTCGCATTAACTACAGATTTTACTATAACCGTATTACCAGAAGAAAGATATATCGTCTGGCCGTCAACAACATCATTTATAAAGTTAGTACCATTACCTGTAATTACATTGGAACTAGAAACTACGTTCGCTGTTCCAACTAATTGTTTTCTCAGATTTTTTAATACGATAATATCACCAACCGTAATTTCCGATTGTACATTAGGTGTCGGTGAGGTAGAAATCATATTGTTTGTAGAATTTGATATATTGAATGTATTCGAATGTACATCTTGAGTTAAGTATATAACATTTAAGTTTTTCGTAGAAGCTTGTTTAGAATTGGTATCAATTCTAGTTGCAAACGACTTCATACCTATCGGGTGCAAAACTTCCTGTAAAGTTTTCTTAAACTTATAATTTTCATTTGTTGTATTAATT